CTGGTATGCGTATCCAGCGTGGATGACCACTGCTTGGCCTTGACGATATCGCTGTTGGCCTGGGCGAACTCCTGCCGCGCCGTGGTGGCCATATGGTTCACCGCGGTGCGGGTCACCACCGCTAGGTCACGCCGGGATGCATTGATCACCCCATCTTCACGGTTAAGTTTTGGCGTGCCGGCAACGCGCCGGACAATCTGTTCTACCGTCTCGCCCTGGAGGAAACCGGAGCGCACAGCATTTGTGATTTTGTCCACCCGGTCGGCTTCAAGCTTCTGGCCCCACTCCTTCAGCAATCTCCCCTGGAATGGCTGCGCTGCTGCTGCGGCGTAGACCTGCTCGGGAGCAAGGCTCTGCAGCGGAACGTGTTTCAGGATCTGCTGCGGGATGATGCTGCTGAACAGGTCCAGTTGGTAATCCCGACGCCGCTGTTTCCGACCTATTCGGACGCACAGCAGCGATGGTTGATCAATGTCCGGGGCTTCGCGGAATTAGCTTTGGCTCGACAATGAGGGCGATCAGGGCGTCCCCGACGTCGGCTGCTCGGCAAGCTGGTCGGCAAGCCATTCCCACCGTGGCGAGAAGGCGGCGAGCTTATCACGCAGACGCGAACCGACATTCGTTATGGTATACTTGCCACCATCGGTCCAAGATTTGGTCGAGACGGCAGCTTCTCCCAAAACCTCAAAGGCTTCCGCATAGGTCAGGAAATATGCCGTGGGCTGGCCCAGCACATCCCATATGTAGACCAGAGGAATTCCCCTTCCCTCGTATTTCTTATCCAGACTGAATGTCGCAACAGACGCGCATTTCAGTTGCAATGGCAAAGCCCGAATG